AACATTAGAACCTCACCTTTCATACGACTTAAATGCCTCAAAACCTTACAGGAACTTCTGTATAGTAGCGATTTCATCGATCAGTGCCATTTAACCACCTGCTTTTTGGATATTTTCGGTTTCCTTCTTACTTTTATTTGTTTTCTTCGGCTCTTTGTAATCCTCGACATATTTAAAGCCTGGAGGAATCATAGACGGCTGTACAATCATCCTTTCCTTTTTGTGATTTTCGACAATGATACGTTTAAGTGTCATGTTCATCACCTTTTTTGTAAAGATCGAAACCTTACTTTTTTGTAAGGCCGTAGGTATTTAAGAAGAGAATCAGAGAATTCCAGGTCATAAGAATAAGAAACCGACCCCATGGATCGGCTCTTAATTCCAGCTTTCGTCATGTTATGCTGAATGGATTTGGCTAGAAAAATTTTCACACCACCAGGCAGATTAGGTTTACCATTCGAATCCTTTGGAAATCGGTGGTTACAATATTCTTCTACATAATCCAATAAAAGAGGGAGCATCGTCATGTAATATTTATCGTGATTTGATGATTGCTCCTCGTTAATATTTTTATATTCTTCTATATCATCTATAGTAGGATTCCACATGATTTTCACCTACTTCTGTTCAATGACTCCTGCTTCTAGCAAGTATTCTCGTTCTTTTTTGGTCACGGACAAAGAATCTCCAATTTTATAGCGTTTTTCATTGTATTTCACGTTTTTAATGAAAGTTACTTTCGCTTTACTTTCGTTACTAGTTTTTTGATTTTCAGGCATTTTTATCCACCCCTTAATTAACTTGAGCAACGAAAATCTTGTCAATATTTTCGAAAGATGGCAAAACAATTTCAGATACAATAGTCATTACATTAACCGGATGAGGTTCTTTGACCGTTGTTACTGCCACACCTGTATTAACTATACGAACATCTGCATTTACATTTCCAGACATTAAATCAGATTCTTCCGGTGTTGTTCCGTAATACGTATTTCCGAGTGTTCCAGATGGAATAAGAGTAATAAAATCATCTGGATAGAAGTTTTTTGTAGCTCCATCTTCATCAGTGTATTTTTTGTTGTAAATTGCAAACGTAATGCCAAGTTTGTTTTCAAAATATTGACGCAACATAGAATCGGTCAAAATGACATTTTGTCCTCCCGCCGGATTCATGTCCATTTTAATAGATTTATTTTGAAGTAAGTACCCCCATGTTTTGCGAGTGAGAATTGCACGTGTTGGGCGTGTACCTGTATTGTCCTCAACTGTATCTTGCCAAGTGATTAAGTCCTCAACTGGACGGGAATTTTCTGTATCAGACCATCTAGCTGTATCAATCAATTGCTCTTTATGTTCTGATGGCATTTTATAGTCATATGTGTAGTATTGACGATTCGCAACAATATTAATTTGACCAGTGGATAACAGTTGCATAATCATTCTTTCAGGTTGGACTAACGCACCGTCAATAAGATTTGTAGCATCATCATAAATACGATTAATAACTGTTTTTGCCATGTCGCTTAGATTAGATGAAGCCAATTTATTTAATTCTTGACGATCACGTTCTTTAATCGTCATTGCTTCACGGAAAAACGGCATTTCGGTTTGTACTTCCGTAAATCCGATACGATCACGGATCGTTGCTTTCGCATCAAAAGCAGAAGGCATTAATGCAACTGGAAGGCCATTCGCTCCTTTAATCCAACTTAAATCTAAACCAAGTTGTTTTTTTGCTGGGAATAATGTTGCTCCTAAATAAGGAATGCGGTTTGACGCTTTTTCTTCATAGTAAGATGCAATATGTTTCGCATTGACCAAATCAAAAATTGTAGGCATATCAAATCATCCTTTCTTTTTTTGTAATTATTTCAAAAATGTAATTTGTTTTAATGCTTCTTTTTCTTCTGCTGTTGGTTCAGCAGGTAATTTGTTGAGATCAACAAAACCATGAATCAAAACAGTTCCAGGTGCAGGTCCGTAAGTCACATCAACATCATGAAAAAGAATTCCTTCTGCATTTGAAACACCACTAGTGGCATCAGTTGTTGCTTTGACTGCTTTTATAGTTGGATCAGTTAAAAAACCGCCACCTACAATGGTGCCGGCCGGAACAATCTTCTTGCCCTCTGCATTTGGTGTAACACCAGTGTCATCAACTGTCACAGCGATATTTACATAATGATCAGGAAATTTTAAGATTTCCTTCTTGTTTGTGTAGTTTTTTTCAACGAACTTCATTCTTCAGTCCTCCTTAACCAAAGTATTGTTTTTGAGCTTTTTCAAGACCTTTGTTATTTTCTTGAAATTCTTTTGCCATTTGTTTCCCATAATCTACATCACTGTCACCAATTGAACCTTTGAATACATCACGACCGTTTTCTTTGAATTTTGCATCCACAGCAGCTTGAACGGCATTAGTAAACGTTTCCTCTAATTTCCCGAGATTGTTAAGCGTTGTTTCCTCATCTTCAGCAATAAAAAAGTCAATAATGCCATCCGGTAGATTCTTTTCTTTCGCTACCTTTAAAGCCTTATTGACTAGCGCTTCACGAGCACGAGCTTTTCTCTCTGCTTCAATTTCTTTTCTCAGATTCTCAATTTCAATTTGTTCTGGAGTTTTTTGAGGATTTCGTTTCCTAACTTCTTCATCAACTATTTTTTCAAGGTTGTTCACTTTCCATGTTTCAAGCGACTTGGAAAAATGCTTGTCCAAAATCGGTTGTAATAACTTCTTGCCTTCTCCTGTTTCCAGGAACCCTTTCACCTTGTCCGGAGACACGGCAGAAAGTTCTCCTAAATATGCTTTTACATCTTCTTGATCTTTATGTTCTTCTAACCATTTTTTGATTTCTTCTAAATTCATTTATAAATCCTCCTTTGCCCTTTAAGTCTCTTAAAAGCCTTAAAGTGCATAATAAATAGCCTTTTAACGTCATGCTTAGGACGGTTTACCAAACTGCTCTTTTATCTCTAGTCAATTGACCAAGTTAAGCATGCCTGCATCCTCTTCACGATAAAAGAAGTAACAATAATTATCCAAAATATTGAATCTCTTTCGGACCTTTCAATTCGATTATTTCTTGCTGCATTTGCACTGATTCTTTTTTTTTAGAAACGAACACGCAATCACCGTCCTTTGACAATTCTTTGAGCTAATTCTTCCCTATCAATATTGACAGTATCTGTTAAATAATCAATAGATTTCCTTCTTTTTTGCTTTTCTAGCACATGTGAACTACCCACCACCTACGCTTCGCTTAGAGGTTGGGGCTTCAAGCGACTTGTGTGTGTTCGCTGAACGGTAAGCCACACACAAGAACCCTTTACGCTTCCCTTCGTTCCGAAGGTGTCCGTTCTACCCATATTCTATCCTATTCGTTGGCTAACGCCAACCGAAATTCATCTCCCACCTACTCATTGGGCTACGCCCTGAACATTCCTTGAGGATGGGAGACTTCTTTCGGAAATCCGTTAAAATTTTTTTAAGTGTATTATCAATAGATTTTAGATAATCGATTTCACTTTTAGCCATTGTCTCATCCCCTAACTTGAATGTTCTTTAAACCATTCCTCATACGTTTTGTACGGTAATGTGGTTGACGGAGGCTGAATTTCTTTTTGAGCTTTTTTCAAAGCCTGTTTATATGTCATACTACCATCCGCCATGTATTGATCTATTCTGTCAGCTATCTTCTTTTGATAGTCAGGATCCATGTAATTTCTTCCTCGTCGGTATTCAGGAAGCATGCCATTGACTTTTGTTATTGTTACACATCTACAATTTATATCCATTTCAGGAACACCCCAAAGATGTGGACCTTTGGCTTTCATTCCTTTGTAATGGAAATAACCTTCATTATCAGCTTTTTTACCGTCAAGTTGTCTATGTGCTATCCTAACCCTAGTATCTAATGCCGACATCCAAACCTTTGTTAATTTAGCGTATTTAGAAGCCTGTTCAAAGGCTTTTTCGCTTGCTAGAGACCTAGACCTACCCGCCTCTGTTCTAACTACTCTGATAGCTTTTTTGCGGCTAAAACCTACAGCATTTTGTATCCTTCGAGCCATCTGAGCATATCCTTCGCCAGCTTGTATGCCTTGAGCGATTTCTATATTTATTCGTCGGACAATTTCATTTCTATGGGTTTCCATCACAGCCGGCAAAGTTAGTTCTTCAATAGGATTTTGCAATATTTGTCGGATAATACGCATGCTTGGTAAAACTACTCGCATAGTTGCACCTGTAGTTATTTCATACAGATACATATGCCGCATATAGCCTTGTAAATAGATGTATTCTGTTGATTCCTGGATGGTATTGATAATCTCTTTATAAGTCGCTGTTAATTCTTCGTGAATTCGCTCGAGTTCTTTTCGTAACCGATTAAAACGATTAATATCCGTCCAGGAAACAACACCTTCTTTGTTTGAGTATTTTTCATACATTTGAGCAATCTGATTTAGTATAGTACGTAATCTCCTGTTAAATACTGCTTCAACGTCAGTTTCAGTTTGTTGTGCTAATTGATCAAGAAACTCTTCAATCTCCAGTTGGTTCATCTTCTTCCACACCGCCTAAAGGTTCAAGGTTCATTTCCTCTTCCTCCTTTCTCATTTCCTCAATTTCATAATCTACATCATCGACAAATGATAATAACGACAATCTTGTCTTTTCTGATACATGTCCACGCAATGCAGCTGTTGTTTGTGCTTCATCTAAAAGATTTACTGGCAAATTCCGTTTGAAGCCAAACCAAACTTTTAAATAATCTTCTTTACTACAAATGCCTTTCTTTGCCCATGCAGAGCATAGTAATTTGAATTGATATCGTAATGCAGCAGTCATTTTACGCTCCATCACGATGCATTTATTCTCAAGTGCCATGATTTTGAATTTCATAGCAACACCAGATATATTTCCTGCAAATTGTTCATCAGAAAAATTAACGGACTTTGCAAATCGAAGAATATTTTCTTCCAATCGGTCCAAGTGATGTTCGATTAAAGCGTCGTTTATATCTTTAGTTAGATATTTAACATCGTCTTTTTCATCAAAAAGTTGGAATACACCCGTTTTCTTTAATTCTTCAATCTGATCATCGTCTAACCCCATACCACGCAAAATAAGATAAGCAAGCCGATATTGTTCAATTTCATTCGAAACGTCTGACAATGTACGATCATATGCATCGATTAACGAAAGAACTTTTTCCGCATCACCTTTCAACTCTTTATTGTTAGGTACACCAAAAAGAGGGTTATAATCGAATAGGTGCGGT